CGTGTTATTAACAAGGCCGCTAAGTTTGTTCCTGAGGCAGCTCGGGCTGCTCGAGAGGCGGATCAACGACGCCCTCGCCGTAGTTAGAGAGGAGGAGGGTGTTAATCCAGTCTATATTGCTCTGGGTTAACTCTCTACCAGTCTCCTCGTAGTATTCTGGAAGGGCCAATACGCTTTGTATCCAATCGAGTTCTTTATCTGATACGCCCTGGAGGTCATCTAGGATCCAATTATTGTCGCGTAGTCTCTGAATTTGTTCTGGGGTCATGGTGATCTAGTCGGCTTATAGGGAAGAGAGCCTTACCATCTATAATATCAGTTATACTGCCGATTAATAAAGAAGGGTCGCCCTCTTCATCAATTCTATCACAAGCGACAATTACATCTCCATTAGTAGCTAGGAAAATAGAGACATCTACATTACCATGAATATATGATAGGAAGTACATATCGCCATCATTATCATCAGGCCTGTCTTCTCTAGTATTGTTGCTTACTACGTAACTAGATCGATTGACATGAACTACAATAAATTTATTATCAGAATCTAGGCCTAGATTCTGATAGGCCCACGTCTTCACGATATCAATCGCGTTATCTTGCATTTTGTCTACTCTCTTGTTTAAGTCTACCTATTTCGAGAGCGTCGCTGCTCGTGATGTGGAGCTCCTTATTGCTATTAAGCAATAAGTGTCGCGTTCGTGCGCCGGGCCAATAATAGTAATCGCCCCACTTTATCAACAGGCCCGTCTCGAGTATAGGTTCTATATTCTCTACTACTAATTGCATCTCCTCCTTAGTCATACCGAACTCACCATGGTTATGGCGCTGGTAACTATCGCGCCGATAATGCTGAGTGCGACGGGCCCATACTCCATTAACGGATTCAGAGTTAGTTATCATAGCCAGCTGGCAATAATAGCGTAGATTACCCCCCGGCATATTGAGAGGGACGCTCTCAGCAAGGCGGCGTATAGTAGGGCTATAGTAGTGAATACGCCATTGGTCCACTGAATTCTTATCATTATAGAAGTCGACCCCCCATGCAGCTATACCTAACTCGAGCACATTAGTTAGGTAGTATTTATTAGAGTTATCCTGACCACCACTCATTCTAGTATGTAACCGCGTATAGTTAATGTGGGGCTCCATATCCTCGAACCAGAGTTGGATAAAGCGGCCTGCTTCCTCAGGGGTAGGTTTGTATAATGATAGAAACTGGTAGTCTGTAGCTCCCCATATAATGTTGGAGATCTGCAATGTTTTAGCTAGGTACATTAGAAATTGTAAGTTAGTGCATGATATCTTTCTTTATAGTCTCCCTCTACTACAAAATTAGAGGCTATAGCTATAGAAAGCATAAATAAGTTAGCATCTTTTTTCAACTGTTTAGGGGTAGAAACGCCTGTTAAAAATGTGACAACAAATAACCAAGCTTTAAAAGCTACAAACGAAATCCAATCTTTTTTGACATCATTAGCCTCATTGGCATCACTGTATTTTAATTGTATGTATGTATCCATTACATTGGATTTAATTGCGTCTTTATAGAATTGTTCTAAGTATTTCGACTTAGGATTCTGTTTTGCTTCATTGACTAAAGCGTCAACGTATTGTTTAGCTTCGGTAGGTAAGCTATCGTATTGGTTTCTAACCAATATTGAGCGTCGAATATCCATTGGTTTACTCCTGTTTTAGGTTATTTTTAGCTGTTTCTTACTTTATTCGTAGTCCCAATAATAGGGAGATTCATTGACATAACCCTCCTTTACAAGGTAACTAACTATAACAACAGATCGCAGAAAAAGACAAAAGTTTTCTTTGAGAAGCTTAGGTATTGTCACACCTGTTAGTAGCGAAAAGACAAACAGAAATATCTTGATTTTTAAGTACCAAAAACATCCTGCTCTTTTAAATGGATCAGAGTCGATAAATGCACCGCTTAAAAGTACATCTACGTTGTTTGATTTGATTGCGCTACTATGGAATCCTTTTAGTATTGAAAGTACAAAAGGTTTTTTCGATACTTTAGTTACTAATCGGTTGACGTAATGCTTGGCTTCGATTGGTAACTCATCGTAGCTTGAATCGATTAGTATTTAATAGATTTGAGTGTCCATTTTTTTACTCCTTAGTTGTATTGTCGGTTATTTCTTTATACCAGCTTTTTTCTACTAGAAAAATCGACGCTAGTGTTAAAGCTTTTCTGAAAAGATCAAAGTCTTTTCTAAGAGGAGAAGGAATAGCAACTCCTGTACACATAGGTATAATAATAGTTATAACCCAAAACTTAAACCGGTCAAAAAAGGAAAGATTCCATTTATCATTGGATAAATACGAATAGAAGTATCCTTCTTCTATATCCCCTTCCCACCACCAGATTAATATCTCGTTAGTTACTTGGCTAGTTTGAGATTTTTTTAATAAATCATCAATCCAGTTTTGTGACTCAAGGGATAATTCGATATACTTATTTCTAATCATGAGTTTGAGTAGTCGATCTTTGAATTGAGGATTAATGTTAATGTTCATTGCTTTACTCCTGTTTTACTTTATGTAGTCCCAGTTTTACTCTGAAGGTGGAGATTAAAGGCTGTTTTAAACTAATGCTTTACTGCAATTGTTAGAATTATCCTCAAAAATTGCCCCTCGTTGAATTAAATCCTGTTCTTGTTCAGAGGTGATCCCCGCTGCATCGATAAAGATAGCGTTTTCAACATCAGCCCCACTTAGGTCAGCCCCACTCAGAATAGCCCCTCTTAGGTCAGCCCCACTCAGATTAACCCCTCTCAGGTTAGCTCCACTCAGAATGGCCCCTCTCAGAAAAGCCTCACTCAGATTAGCTCCACTCAGAATGGTCTCACTCAGGTCAGCCTCTCTCAAGAAAGCCCCACTCAGAGTAGCCCCACTTAGAGTAGCCCCTCTCAGGTTAGCCCCACTCAGAGTAGCCCCACTTAGGTCAGCCCCACTCAGGTCAGCCTCTCTTAGGAAGGCCCCCCACAGGTCAGCCTCTTTCAGGAAAGCCCCACTCAGGTCAGTTTGAGTTAGAGTAGCCCCACTCAGATCAGCCTCTTTTAGGAAGGCTCCCCACAGGTTAGCCCCACTCAGGTAAGCCTCACTCAGGTTAGCATCACTCAAGAAAGCCCCCCACAGATTAGCCTCACTTAAATCAACTTGTTGTAAAGTTGTCTTATCAATTGTTTCTTCTCGAATTGCCTTAATTAATTCGGCTTTTTCAATAACTTTTGCATCTGTAGTGAACTCGACTTTTGCGACGACAATTTCGGGTATATCGTCTGATTTAACATTGAGAAAGGCTTGCAATTCCCCCGATTGATGTAAATCTACTAGGCGCTGTAGTCCATCTTCTGAACCTTCTAAAAATAGCCGAATACTGCCTTTAAGTTGAGGTTTAATGTTCATTGGTTTACTCCTGATTAATTACAAGAACTGATTGTTAATTTTGCATTAATCTAATTTAGACAACAAAGCTAAAATTGTATTTAATGCAGTACCTTCTGGTGTATATCTTGCTACAGATGATATGGTTAATAGCTCTTCAAGCATCTGACTAAAAAACTCTAATTGCTCTTCTTTATTAGAAAAAGGAAAAACTAAATTACCGACTGTATCTGTTAACTTATTTGACATCAGTGGAATCTGATGTTCTGTGCGTGCGTGATAGTAAATTTTTTGGCTCATTGATTTTTTCCAACTCATTAGGGTGATTACAAAAAATCGTAAACAAAATAATTGACAACCTTGACCGCTTCTTTGATCTTTGGGATAAAATCAATGTCTAAGCTAATAAAGATAAAAGGGTTTTCTGTTTTCCTTGTATTTTCTAGTTTATGGTAGTATGAAATATCTAACAGCAAAATATCCCCTGCTTTTAATATTAGCCTTTGAGTGTTTTTTCTGCGAACTAACAGATTATCTATTCGCTCATCCATACTCCTAAAAGTGGTGTCGCAATCTGTTTTTAGGAGTTTTTCTATTTTTTGATTATTTACTGATGATGCATAAAGTTCATAATTGGCGCTTTCGACGACTAAAATAATTGAGTATTTTTTATCTTTATAAATGTCGTCGACGTGCCATTCTACTCCCAGAGTAGCCCATAAAGTATAAGAGTAATCGTACTCATTATAGAGAGGGTTTACATAATTATGTTTTGTAGGAAACTTATCAGTAAAACAAAAATTGGTTGCTATGCTGTTTAGCTTCTCTAGATTGTGATATTTACCCAGTTTATGCAAAGGTTTCATTTTTTTGTTTGATTAAGGATTACTAACTGATAACTGGTAATTGATTACCTACCAAATAAGAAAGATGCGGCGCCAAGTAAATACACCCATTCTTCTTCAAGCATTAATTCCGTTTTAGAAGGGTAGGCTATATCAAATAAACAAAAGTCAACTTCATCTATACGACCACCATCGTAATATAACTCAATATTAGTATTTGGAAATACTGTCATAAAGCTAAATTTAAACACGGCATTTTGGCGATTCTCGCAGGTTAGTGTAGCTGAATGACTTGGATTCTTCCACGGAATCCTATCTTTAGAGTTTTGATAAGTTACTTTTAACTTCCAATCGATAACCGAGGGAAAGTCTTCTTTAAAATGAGCTTCTCTTACCCATTTAGCGATTTCATCTATTATCCATCCCTGATCCTTTTGGATAAAATAGTGAATGCCTTCTGAATATCGAAACGGATATGACTTTGTTTCGTACCAGTTTATCTCAATCTTAGCAAATTGTCCTATGTCCATTATTGTCATTGCTTTACTCCTAAGTTATTTTGTTTACTGGTAACTGATAACTGATAAATTAACTGCTCCATTGACGCAATTCAGGTGATAACTCAAGCGTAGTTATAATTGGCTGCAGTTGAATAATGGGATCAAAAACTACATAGTACTGATTTTCCGTATCCAATTGTCGCGAAGGCAATACATCTTCGTAAATATAAGCCACGTACAGTATATATTTTGAGTCGATAATTATACCGACTTTACTGCACCCACAAATACCTTCAATACGAATCTTCATTTTTACTCCTAAATAATGAGTGAACACTGATAACTAATAAATACCTGATTAGTAACTGTCACAAACTACCCGAAAACCGACATCGTCGTAGCGGATGAGGCTGAAGTTGTAGTCGCAAAACTCAGAACGGCAGTAATAAGAACAGCTGTTCCAGGAACCGCCCCGCAGACACTTATCAATACACCATTCCCAGACGTTGCCACTCATGTCATAGAGTACCCAAGCATTAGGTAATTTTTGCCCTACAGGATGGGTTATCAGCCAAACATTAGGTGATTTTGCTGCGCCTACAGGATAGGTTGCCAGCCCAGAGTTGTCTTCATACCAGGCGTAATCTCCTAATTGATTAGCATCATCTCCAAAATAATAGTCAGTAGTAGTCCCTGCACGACACGCATACTCCCACTCTGATTTTGTGGGGAGGCGATAATTCTTACCAGTTACTTGACTTAGTTCTTGACAAAAGGCTACGGCATCATTATAACTAACACTTTCCACTGGGTTTTGAGGATTGCCTTGAAAATGGGAAGGATTAACTCCCATTACCGCCTGATACTGTTTCTGAGTCACTGGATATTTACCAATCGCGAAACTATTGATCTCCTGGCTTGCTGGTATTTCTACCATTTCAATTTTAATTGTCATTTTATTCCTAAGTATTTTGTTTTTGACGGATAATAACTAATAACTGATAATTAACTGATTAGTAACTAATTGTCACAGACTACCCGAAAGCCAAGAGTGTAGCGGTAGACGCGGCGGTAGCTGTTGTCGCGAACCGCGGAACGGCAACTATTAGGATTGCTGCCCCAGGAACCGCCCCGCATAAAACCTTCTTTACACCATTCCCAAACATTGCCGTGCATATCGTAAAGACCCCAAGCGTTGGGCTTTTTTTGACCTACAGGGTGAGTTGTCCTCTGAGAATTTCTGACATACCAAGCGTAATCTTCTAATTGACGACGATCATCTCCAAAATAATACCCAGTAACTGTACCTGCTCGACAGGCATACTCCCACTCTGATTCTGTGGGTAAGCGGTAATTCTTACCAGTTATTTGACTTAGTTCTTGACAAAAAGCTATGGCATCGTTATAGGTAACTTGTTCCACTGGGTTTTGAGGATTGTCTTGAAAATGGGAAGGATTAACTCCCATTACCGCCTGATACTGTTTCTGAGTGACTGGATATTTTCCTATTGCAAAAGTTGCGTCAGGAACTTTTACCATTTCAATCTGAATTGCGAGTTTAGGGTCTAAACCCGCAAGTTTAGCTAACTCAACCAGATCATCTGTATCTGCATCAGCAAGACGCAGATACAGTTCTTCAACTTCTCGAATAAAATCTGTATCATTCATTTTTGCTTCTAAATAATTGTTAGTTGACAACTAATAGCTGATAGTCAAGCGAACGCAGAGTTAAGAACTATAATCATCTATGTGATCCAAAGACGTTTGAAACCCCGACCAGTATATAGCAGTCAGAAGCTTTCCTTTTTCTTCTTTAGTCTGCAGAGTCTCTAGGTAATCTACTACTTCAGATAGGATCATGTCTTCATAAGGCTCAGGTAACTGTGCTTCCCACATCTCCTCAGCTAATAGTGTTGGTCTAATAGTTTCTGCCACTCGAAAACCGATACTGTCGTAGCGGCTGCCGCGGCGTATGTAGTCGATGCGAAGCGCGGAACGGAAGTTAAGAGGATCGGTGCCCCAGGAACCGCCCCGTATTACAACCTGCTGGCACCATTCCCAGACGTTGCCGCGCATATCATACAGTCCCCAAGCATTGGGCTTCTTCTGTCCTACAGGATGAGTTGTCTGCTGAGAATTTCCTTTATACCAAGCGTAATCTCCATAATAGTCGCTAGTTGTCCCTGCACGACAGGCATATTCCCATTCAGCCTCTGTTGGTAAGCGATATTGTTTCCCTGTTGCTTTACTTAATTTCTGGCAAAAAGTTTCAGCATCATCATAGCTGACATTTTCTACTGGATTTTGAAGATTACCTTGAAAATAAGATGGATTAACTCCCATTACCGCCTGATATTGTATCTGAGTCACAGGATATCTGCCAATCCTAAAACTTTTAATTTCTTGACTTGCTGGTATCTCTATCATTGTAATTGCCATTTTTACTCCTAAGTGCTTTATCTTTAACAACTGATAGCTAACTTCTTGGGAGGGGCCCTACCTTAATCATTTTAGTCATCCAGACACGTTTGAAACCCTGACCAGTATATAGCAGTTATAAACTTCTCTTTTTCCTCTTTAGTTTACATAGTCTCTAGATATTCTACTACTTCAGATAGGATCATATCTTTATACGGTTCAGGCAGATCTGCTTCCCACATCTCCTCAGCTAATAGTGTTGGTCTAATACCCGAAAACCAAGATAGTTGAGGCGGAGGCCACGGTCATAGTAGCCGTAGTAGCGAATTGCGGAACGACAGTTAAGAGAATCGAGACCCCAGGAACCGCCCTGCAGACAACCATCTTGACACCATTCCCAAACATTACCAGTCATGTCATACAGACCCCAAGCGTTGGGCTTTTTCTGTCCTACAGGATGGGCTTTATCCTGAGAATTTGCGCTATACCAAGCGTAATCTCCTAACTGATTAGCATCATCTCCAAAATAATAGTCAGTAGTAGTTCCCGCACGACAGGCATATTCCCATTCTTCTTGTGTGGGGAGGCGATACTTATGGCCAGTCATTCCATTTAATTTTATGCAAAAAGCTTGAGCATCGTTCCAACTAACAGTTTCTACTGGATTTTGAGGATTACCTTGAAAATAAGAGGGATTAGCTCCCATTACCGCCTGATATTGTTCCTGAGTTACTGGATATTTACCAATCACAAAACTATTGATTTCCTGACTTGATGGTATTTCTACCATTTCAATTTTAATCATCATTTTTACTCCTAGCTTTGTTTTTACTAATAATTAATAACCAACTGACGCTAAAAGATAATCAAAGCAACTTAAATCCTTTTTTTGTACCTCTGTCTGATCCAAATTCTCGCACAGCACCTTTTAGGGATTCTCTTACAGAAGCCCTTGACATTCGAGACTTTTTCCCTAGTTCCCAATTGATTACACTTGCATTTCCACAAGCGTCAACACTTTCAAGACTGTCAAACCAACCGTCGTTGGTATGGACGTAAGATACCATTACAGCACCATTAGGAAACAGGGTGCCACTAAATTGATATTCAGTATCGTCAAAGTCTTTAGCGAGAAAAGTGACTTGTTGAATGATCATTGTTTTTACTGCTGATAACTGATAATTGATTAATCATAGACTACCCGAAAACCACCATTGTTGCCGCAGAAGTCGCGGCGGAAGAAGAAGGTGCGAATTACGGAACGGCAGTCATAAGGAGTGTCCCACCAGGAACCGCCCCGCAGACAACTGACATCTTCACACCATTCCCAGACGTTGCCACTCATGTCATAGAGTCCCCAAGCATTAGGTAATTTTGTGCGTGCCTGCCTAGTGCCTGCCTAATCCTGTATGTGTAAATTATAATCAACGATGTCTCTCATGAGCCCACCAATTACTCTAGTAATCCCGGATTCGGGTCAGACCAGTTTAATAATAACGGATACGCCCAGCGACCTCATCGCCGTAGGTGGAGGTAATCTATCAGAGGCCGCTAGTGCTATTGGTATACGTGACAAGATAGGTAGTCTTCAAGGAGAACAGCGCCTAAGTGCATTAGTGCTTAAAGATGTTCCTCCTGGATTTCCTGGCCCGCCTGGCCCGCCTCTATTAATTAGAGGTAATCTTAATTCTGTAGGTGATCTGCCTACTAACCCCACTATAGGGCATGGTTATTTAATTCAAGGTATTCTTTACACTTGGTCGGGTATAGAGTGGGTTAATGGTGGACAACTACAGGGCCCTATTGGGCTATCCGCTTATCAAGTAGCCTTGGACAATAGTTTTATTGGTACGGAGCAAGAATGGCTCGATAGCCTAAAACAACAATGGATTGTTACAGACTGGTAAAATATGAGTACAACTTTTAAGCCCTCTAAATTAACTGCAGTCCCATCGCTACCCTGCGAGGGTAACGCTGTATTTTTTGTTGCGCCTCAGGGCAAACCGAACTATATCGAAATATATGTAAGCAATACTTCTGGGACTGCTCTAAAGCGACTATTGACAGATGTAGATATTCAGGCATTAATCGATGCTTCAATTTCTGGATTAGCTGGTGAAATGCCGATTGTAGCTAATATAGCAGCTAGAAATGCCCTATCTCCAACTGAGAATACTCAGGTTCTGGTACTAGACGCAACTGGCGATGCCACTGTGGCAAGCGGCGCAGCCACTTATATCTATCGATTTTCTACAACTTCTTGGATTAAAATAAGTGAAGCGGAATCACTCGATCTAATTCTCCAGTGGGCTAATATTCAGGGAAGGCCTATTAGCTCTCCTAGTGCTATCGATACGGCAGTATCTAATAGCCACGTTCACAATGGGAATTTGTCCCAACTTAATAAAATAGGAGAAAATGCTGACGGACTTTTTACCTATAATAATGCCTTGCCTAAGACTGCATGGGAGGGAACGATTGCATGGTAGTTTTCCGCCCTGAAAAGGTATTAGGAGGCCTTCCCTCTACCCTAACGCCTAATGCCATCTACTTTGTCAGGGTAGGAACTGGGATCATGGTCTATGTCGCTGATGCTACGGGAAGCGCGGCTTATTCTATAAATCAGGAGAGTGGGGGCGGCGGGGGCTCTGAAATTACCTCTCTGGCTACTTACGAGTACCTCCTAGCTATAGGATTAGGATAATAAATGGCACTAAATAACGCTACTTTTTCAGGACTGACGACATCCTTTCAGGATGTGTACGTCCCTCCTAGCGGTGTATCAGTCGTATCTATCTTCTCAGTTCTTTGTTGCAATAGGGCGTCGACGGCAACCGATTTAAACCTGGTTTTAACTAATAGCGAAAACGCGATTTTGTGTTTCATTAGCTTTACGATACCAATTCCAGTTGGGTCCAGTTTTGTTCCTATTTCTAGTCCTATTATCATTAAGCCGAATCAGAAGTTAAGGGCTTCAGCTTCTGCCCCTAACGTAATGGATATGTTAATAAGTTGTTCGGAGTTTTTGACATGACGCGTGAGGGCGGCTTTATCGGAACCCAACCTAATTGGGATGCAGCCAATAGACCAGGGAATTGGAATGTTCTTGACGTTTATAATCGACAAAGGCGAAATCTTTGGATTCGATCCAATGATCCTTTTATTAATAATGTTGTTTGCGATCTTCGATTCAATGGCGCAAACAATGGAACCGTATTTACTGACAGTGGTCCACTGTTACTGCCGGTTTCGCGACTGGGAACCACGAATGTAGTGACGAGTACCGCTCAACGTAAATACGGGACTGCTTCCAGCTTGTTTCCTGATACAAACGGGTATTTAAGTGTCAATCATCCTAGTCTGGCATTGGGAACTGGGAATTTTACTATTGAGATGTGGTTATTTGTTGCCACATCTCGCATTAATAATGGAATTTTATCACTTGGGACAAGTAATAGCACTTTTACTGTTATTTTATTTGCTTCTAGTAATTTGTTAGGCGGGGTTGGTTATAGTAATGTAGTGGCACTTCCTATCGGTAGTTGGTTTCACATTGCTTACGTTCGTCAGGGCACCGGAACCAACCAATCAAGAGTATATTTAAATGGAGTCTTGATCAACCAATCTACTAATGCCTCTAATTATACTCAAACCTTTTATAATATTGGAATTTATTTCTCTACAAGTTATTGCTGGGGCGCCAATATTGACAATTTCCGAGTCACTAAAGCCGTTCGGTATCTAACAAACTTTAATCCTGAAACCGACACTTATATGAGCTAATTGCAACTATGACTATTCTGTATTCCTTAAGAGGGCAATACCCTCAACAACTCCCAGATAGAATTCTTCTCAGTGACGGGTTCTCCCGTACTGGGGGAAATTACACCCCTGAAGAGATAGCCGATGCTGGCTACCTTCCAGTTGAAGTTCCAGATTATGACCCAACTATCTATCAATTGGGTTGGAATGGAGCCGAGTTTGTATTAGAACTAATCCCTCCTTCCCTTCCTATTCCTGATTGGGTAGAATTTGGCCGGCTAATGTTAATAGATACTGACTTTAACCAATTCTATCAGCAATTGCTTCCTTTAAATCCATTACTTGCAGGCTCCCTGCAAGTAGCTCTATCTCAAGCAAGTCTAGGACGGGCAGCATCTTTTGCAATGGTTTGGAGCCTGGTCGTTCCTAACATAGTGCCGGAGCATAAAAGTCAATGGGCTGGGTATGCTCAGATCTGTAACCTACCTAGTGACTTTATTGATATTCTACTCTCTTGAGAGAGTGGCAAGATTTTGCTACTGATTAATTGACTTAGCGTATGGTCCCTCTCTTGAGTATCAGCAAATTATTCTAGAGAGGGATTATATTATTTATTTTTTCGAGTATTGACAAAATCTTCAAGAGCTTCAATAAACCCTTGAAAAAACCCAATTGTATAAAACATAATACAAATAACAGCTAGTATAAGTATTGCGAATCCTACAATAGATAAAATAACATTAAGAATGATGTTCATACTGATTTTATTGAGATTTTACTGTTTTGATTTTCTTTAGTTTGTAGTAAAGAAAATAATAGATGCTCACTATTGTAGTTAAAACTAATTTATTATTGATAGAATATAGTAAAGCCAAGAGGTAATTATGTCGCTAAAAGCTTATGTTGTTTCTGATTCTAATGGCAGTGTCGTAGTCGCCAATATGACTGAAGTGGAGAGAATTAAAGCTTTAGAAGATGAAGTGTATGAGTTAAAGTCTCATATTAAATTATTAACTGACGAGCTTGATAAAGCATAAAGAGAAGCGTACACTGGATTAGGAGACTAGTAGCGCATTGATACTAACAGCGATATACTAATAGCACACAAGTTAGCTTGTGTGCTATTATAATTATTTGTAGATTATTAATTGATTTAATCTTTGGAGATTATTTGTGCTCAGAGAAAAACTTGCAGAATATGCCCACGAAGCTTGGTCAAGGTGGATGCGCTATCTCTTTTCAAAATCTATAGTAAATAGTGACGGCTCTGTAACGATACCTGCATCACTG